TGTGGGGCAAGGTCGAGGACGATGGGACGGTGCTTTTCATCAAGTCTTTCTTCGACCGGGTGCTGGACAGCGCCGGCTTCTCCTCCACCTCCTTCCTGGCCTGGGCGAAGCTGCACGGGAAGATAGCTGTGGACACCAGACGAGACAACCGCGTGACCTTCCGGCGGAGGCTGGGTGGCAGTGAGCGAGTGCCGTGCGTGGTGCTGCTGCCGGAACTGGATGAGCCGGAGCCGACCCAGGAGGCGCTGATCCAGGTGGAGGTTGACGATGATATGCCCTTCTGATAGACGGTTTCCGTCCCCTGTCCCCGACTCCGTCCCCAACCAGAGTGCCCGCAAACCCGCACGGCGACTGGGCTTTGCGAAGCTTGGGGACGTGGGGACGCTGGGGACGAGAAAATTTGACACCTTGTATAGGAGATTTTTGGAAAACCGGCTGAGGGAGAAATTTCTCGCGCGCGCAAGGAAATGCAAAAACCTCCGTCCCCACCGTCCCCAATAATAATAATACATATAATAGATACTATAAAACATAGATAATACAAGGATTCCAGAAAGAAAAAGCTGGGGACGGAACTGGGGACGGACTGGGGACGGATGACCAAACAGCGACCCTGAGAGGAGAAAAAAGCGAGATGCGCACATATAAGCCGACCTACGAGAAGTACGGTATCAGCCGGGAGCGGTACAACGAACTGCGGGCATTCTGCCGCCAGTACCCGGAATGGAAGAGCGAGGCCAGCAGCCTCCTGGGCGTGGGTGCCCAACAGTACAGTGACATGCCGCACGGCTCCGACGTCGGCGACCCTGTGGCCAGGGCGGCCATGAAGCGGCTCTACCTGTTGGAGAAGATCGCCATGGTGGAGCGCGTCGCCGGGCAGGTGGACGGCGGCCGCTGGTACGCCGCGCTGATCCAGCACTGCTGCATGGGCCGGCCGCTCCGCTTCATCGACGCGACGGTGCTGCCAACTACGCGGCGAAATGAGTTCTACCTGAACCGGCGGCTCTTCTACATCGCGCTGGACGCAGCAAAGGAGGAGTTCGAGCGGGATAAAGGTTGATACCCATGGGGCGATACTTTCATGCTATTATGATATGGGGAAACTGCCGGCCAGGGCAGCTTCCTTTTTTGTGGGCGCACCGTCTGACCTCCCGGGCGGCGCGGGAGCGGCAAGCTGGTGCGCAATTCAAATGCACTGTCGAGGTGGGAACGTCGCTGACACCGGGGAGGGGTACATGGACAACGAGTACCAGAGCACAAAGCACCGGAAATGGCGTGAACGCGTACTTCGCCGGGCTGGCTACCTGTGCGAGGAGTGCGCGAGATACGGGCGGAGGGTACCTGCCACAGTGGCGCACCACGTGAAGCATGCGGACGAATATCCAGAGCTGCGGTACGTGGTAACCAATGGCAGAGCGCTCTGCGCCGCGTGTCATAACAAGGAACACCCGGAAAAGGCGAAGGGGTTCAATCCCCCCCACCCATGACCGGTTTACCCCTGGGGGGTATCAACCGGCCGGGGGAACCGTTTACACACCCGGGGCCAGATTTCGGACTTCAACCAGATGGAGGGAGGTGAGGCCGCGTGGAGCTGACCCGGACAGAACAAAAGCTGCTGGATGACATGAAGGCGCTGCACACGTGGAAGCCGGAGTTCATGACGGCGCTGCGGATCTGCGCCGACCTCATGGATCAGTACGACCGCGTGAACTCGCAGCTGGTCTCTGGCGAGGTGCCGTACTTCGACGTGACGGACAAGGGCGGCACCCGGAAGTCGGCAGCGGTCACGACGGCGGAGGCGCTGCGGCGTGACATTCTGGCCTACATGAAGGAGCTGGGGCTGACCACTCTCTCCGTCAAGAGGCTGGATGCTCAGGAGAACTTACCGGAAAGCAACGTGCTGGCCGATGCGTTGCGGAGGCTGGGTGATTCTGGGTGATCTCGGGCAAGTATTCCGCGACGGTGATGGAGTACGTCAACGGACTGATTGACGGCACCATCATCGCCAACGAAGATCGCATCATGGCGGCCAAGCGTTTCCTGGCGATGGCCGATGATGACCGGTACGAGGTGCGCACATGGGCGGCGGACTTCGTGATCGGGATAATGGAGACGGTGCTGGTACATCGGCAGGGCGAGCGTCTGGACGGCACGCCGCTGCGCGGGCAGCCGTTCCTGCTGGAGCCGTGGCAGAAGTTCGTGATCTACGGACTGCTGTGCTTTTATTACGCGGGCACACAGGAGCGCGTGGTGAAGGAAGCATTCATCTTTGTTCCGAGGAAGAATGGAAAAGCGGTCAGTCTGGACACAGAGATCCCTACACCGGACGGATGGAAGCGGATGGAAGACATCCATGCTGGTGATATGGTAATCGGACAATGCGGAAAGCCTGTAAAAGTGACAGCTGAGTCCGAAATCTTCCACAAACTGATGTATCGTGTCCATTTCGATGACGGGACAAGCATAGATGCCAGCGCGGATCACATCTGGACGGTCTGCACCAAGGACAGCCGGGAAACATCGAAGCGGCAGATCAAACGAATTGCCAGCGCGAAGAAGGAACTCCGCAAGACCGGCGGATGGTTTGACGTGACAACCGCAGAGATGGTGGCAGATTATGTCATGCCACGTGCTGACGGCAAAGGGTGCGAGTACAAGTATCGCGTTCCGATTGCGGAACCGGTGCAGTATCCGGAGCGAGATCTTCCGGTTGATCCATATACGCTCGGCGTGTGGCTCGGAGACGGATCCTCAAACTCTACGGACATTACATGCTCCGATTCAGATATTGACGAGATGATCTCGCTTTTGACGGAATGCGGTCATGTGTGCCGGATTAAGCGCCATACGGACCGGGCCAGCGCGATCACCCTGGATGTGACTCCGAGAGGGCAAAAGAATCCGCTGCGGGATGCGCTGCGTGAGATCGGAGTTCTCAAAGACAAGCACATCCCGGATGTCTACATGATCGCCTCTGTCGATCAGCGACTCGCGCTGCTCCAGGGACTGATGGACACAGACGGCTTCTGCTCCAAAGCTGGGCAGTGTGAATTTGTCCAGAAGAACGAGCGGATCGCGCGTGGCGTTTTTGAGCTTGCGTCAAGCCTTGGGATCAGGGCAACGATTAAGGCGAAGGAAACGAGCTGCAACGGAAAACCGGCCGGGCTTGCGTACCGTGTTCAGTTCTGGACAGATCAGGCGATGCCGGTGTTCCGGCTGAAGCGGAAAGCCGAGAGGCTCAAACCGGCGCTCGCTGATCGGATGCGTGCTAAGTCGATCATCGGCGTGGATCCGATTGACACGGTCCCGTCGAAATGCATCGCCGTAGATGATCCGCGTCATCTGTATCTGGTCGGGCGCGGATATGTCGCGACTCACAACACGCTGATGATCGCCGGGCTGGCATTCGCGCTGGCGGTGCTGGAGCGGATGAGCGGCTCGAAGGTGTATGTGGTGGGCGCGGCGCTGAAGCAGGCCAGGGAAACATTTGACACCTGGCTGTATAACATCGAGCACCACATGTACCCGGACAGGGACGCGGCCCGGCGGGACGGATGGCGGATACTCGACAACGCGGCGGAGCACAAGATCGTGAACGAGGTGCTGGCGGGCGGGTCTGTGAGCCTGAACGCCCTGGCCTCGAACCCCGATTCGCAGGACTCCTTCAACTGCAACATCGTGATCGCGGACGAGATTCACGCCTACAAGAGCCCGAAGCAGTACAACATCCTGAAGGAGGCCACCAAGGCGTACACCAACAAGCTGGTGATCGCCATCACGACGGCGGGCGATGACGGGACGAGCTTCTGCGCCCAGCGGCTTGCTTACTGCCGGAACGTGCTGCGGGGAAAGTTTGACAACGAGAACCTGTTCGCCTTTATCTGCTGCGCAGACCAGGCGGAGGACGGCTCGGTGGACATCCTCGACCCGGTGCAGCACCAGAAGGCGAATCCTTCCTACGGCGTGACCATCCGGCCGGCGGACATCATGAACGACGCCCAGCAGGCCCAGGACGACCCGCAGCAGCGAAAGGACTTTCTGGCGAAGTCCCTCAACATCTTCACCGCGGCCCAGAGGGCGTACTTCAACGTGGAGACGTTCAGGTGGTCGAACATGGTGGCGGAGCAGGCCCTGGGCATCGACCCGGACTGGCCGCTGGAGAAGAAGATCAGGCATGTGCTGAAGCTGCCGGTGAAGTGGTACGGCGGCGCTGACCTCTCCAAGCTGCATGACCTGACGGCGGCGGTGCTGCACGGCACCTATCAGGACATTGACATCTGCCTGCCCCACTGCTGGTTCCCGATTGTGGCGGCGGCGGAGAAGGCGGACAAGGACTCCATCCCGCTCTTCGGGTGGGAGCAGGACGGCTGGCTGGACATGTGCAACGCGCCCACCAACAACCACGCCCTGGTGGTGAAGTGGTTTGTGGACCGCCGGGCGGAGGGGTTCAAGATCGCCCAGGTGGGGCACGACCGGAAATTCTGCCGGGAGTACTTCGTGGGCATGAAGCAGGCGGGCTTCACCGTGGTGGATCAGCCGCAGCTGTACTACAAGAAGAGCGAGGGCTTCCGGCACATCGAGAACAAGGTGCTGAACGGGAAGTTCTACTACTTCGGCGCGGACTGCTACGAGTACTGCGTGCAGAACGTCAGCGCGGCTGAAAAGACCGACGACATGATTCAGTATGAGAAGATCAGCGAGAACCGCCGGATTGACATCTTCGACGCGGACGTTTTCGCCACGGTGCGGATGCTGGAGTGCATGGAGAAGTCGGGCCGGGCGGGGCAATGGCTGAAGTGAGGTGAGCGGCGGTGGCCAGGATGAGCACAGACGGACTGGATGACGTGCTGGACGAGCTGAACCGGCTGGGCGAGCGCGGCTCACAGATCGCGGCGAAGATGGCGGAGGCCGGGGCGGACATTCTGGAGAACCAGCTCAAAAAGACCGCGACGGCCAAGGGCCACGTGAAGACCGGCGCGATGGTGGCGTCCATCAGCAAGGGCCGGCCAAAGAAGATCGGCAACGGCACCGGGTACGAGATTTACGCCCGGGGCACAGATGGCAAGGGCGTGCGGAACGCCACCAAGGCCTTCGTGCTGCACTATGGCACCTCCTCCATCAAGGGGAGCCACTGGGTGGACGAGGCGGAGCGGGAAGGCGAGGCCGCCGCGACCCAGGCCATGGAAAACATTTTCGACCAGATGATACAGGAGGGAGGCGGTTAAATGGCTGCCTATGACACGAGCACGGCTTTGGGCCTGATGAAGGCGAGGCTGAACCGCCTCCAGACGGACACCAGCCTGGACGAGTACTTCACCGCGAGGCTGGAGGCCGCCGACCAGGCGCTCACCAAGGCCGGCATCACCCTGACGGATTCCACCCGCGACATGCTGCTGGTGGTGGATATGGCGGTGTGGCAGTACCAGAACCGGGACAAGCCCGACGGGATGCCCGAGTGGCTGCGGCTGGCCCGGCGGGAACGGTGGCTGAACGAGCGCGTGGAGGTGACCGCTGATGATTCTTGACAGCGGCATCTGTTCCATCTACCGGAAGCAGAACATCAGCCAGCCGGGGGCCATGCCGGTGGTGGGCTACGTGCTGATCGCCCGGGGGTGGTACAAGGAGCTGGACTTCGCGACTGCGCCCACCTGGCGGACTGAGGGCCGGGAAGAACAGCGGGCGGACGGGCGAATCCGGATCTGGCAGAACCGCAATGTGAACCAGTACGACCTGGTGATTCTGCGGGACACCACCGAAGGGCCGGAGGAGGGCGACACCCTCTACAAGATCACCCGGGCCTGGCACGGCACGGACGAGGAGGGCGCCGACCTCATCAGACCTGAC